TCATTCGTACAGAAAGGCCTGTATACATCAGTACCCCCACTTGAGTTCGTGAGGAGTCTTGTCAGGAAATTGTCTCGAGAAGAATTTACGGTTTCCGTGATCACTGTGGCCGATGAGACTCTTATGGGTTCTATCGATTAGAATGTATTCACGTAAGTCTTTGTAGTACACGCGTGCACCTTGGGCAATGAGATCCTCGTGTTTCATGTCGACATGGTTGTCCATGGGTAGGAAGTAACGTTTGTACTCTTTCATGTTTTCGACGTTGATGAGATAGCACTTGGTACTCGAAATCCATTTCACCTTTTCGAGAGTTCCCTCCTTCTTGTCTGGTAATCTCGATAAACAGTGGAAGAAGCACATCTCAAAGTCGTCCCCCTTTTCATCGATGACACCCTGTATCTGGTCATAGAGTTCGTCTGACTTTATGATGACATTGTCTTCAAAAATGACCGCATATTTAAGACCCTGGTCAAAACATTTTTGATAGAAGTCCATGTGTCCAAAGAAACACCCGATCGCACCCATGTTGAAATAGGTTATGTCTGGTCTTTTTACGAGAGGGTTGTAATGTATTTCCAAAGCTTTTTCAAAATACTCTGGATCTATTTGATCTTCGTATTCGCGAGCTACTTTCACGTTACGAGTATCTGCCCCATATATAACTTCTAATGGGATATCATCTTTGTGACTCTTAACAAACCTTTCATACCGCTCTTTTTGATTTTTCATCGTAAGCAAGAAACATTTGTAATCATATTTTCGTGTAGCCTTACCTGGTCTCATATCTATTAGGATGAATATACATAAGAGTATTAAGATGATGAACAGAATCATACCTACTTAAACATTAGAAAATAGTACTGAATAATGGATAGCATCATCGATGGCGTCGGTCTGACAAGTTCGGTACTCATATCGATCATGTTTGTACCACAAGTGGTTCATGTCTATAGAACAAAAGATACGAATGCCATCAACTATGCGTTTTTGAACCTCAACCTTCTGGCGAGTTCCCTGGGTCTCGTGTATTCGATTTATTTCAATGTCGTTCCGATGATTGTGGCAAATACATCTGCAGGACTATTTTCACTTTCCCTTGCGAGTATGAAACTTATCAACGATAGGTCTAAATGTGTCGAGGAATCTCCAGTCTAGAAGGGGTTTAAAGAAGAGAGTGGTAAAAGAAATATATCCGAGGCTCCTATAGTGTAGTTGGTAAACACTGTGGACTTTGAATCCACCACCCGTGGTTCGAATCCACGTGGGAGCTACCACCCCCTCTTAGCTCAGTTGGTAGAGCAGTGGACTGTAGTTCCATTTGTCATTCGTTCGATTCGGATAGAGGGGACTTAGCGCCGTATATCAATAGCGCACCTTTAGTATGTATTTTACAGACTAAGCTTCTATCGTCTAGTGGTTAAGACTTCGAGCTGTTAACTCGAGTACCGTGGTTCAATTCCACGTGGAAGCGTTTTTAGAATGAGTTTTCCTTATTCCAAAATCGTCTTCTCACTTTCTTTAAATTTAGTAAGGGCTTCATGAGCTTCTTCCAATGTACCGAATGAACCTATATATACGTTTTTACCATCTACTCGTGGTAAAACTTGCCACCTATTACAATCTTTTCGATAATATATACCACTACCCTTACCATTTCCAACTCTCTTTGGTCCGGGTAACTCAAACCCATCCGGGTTTTCTGAAAACTTTTTTTGAATCTCAATAGCTTCTTCTTTTGTTTTAAACGGTCCAACTCTGTGTCGTTTACCATTTTTCGGAATACTAACAGACCATGATGTTACTTTTCCATGCCCATTTGGAATAAGTACACCAAGTAATCCACCCCTCCGTTTGCTGATTTCTCTTTGTTTTTCAATCATTAGTTTTCTTGATGTGTCAGAGACTTTTTCACTCCTCCCACCACCTTCGCGTATGTTATATCCATCGGGTTCCATTGTTTGGTGTTCACTAATGAGTTTTCTCTCCATTTCACCAAGTTTAGAAGCATTGCCTTCCCAAATCGTAGAAACTTTAAAGTTCTCCCATCCGTGCTCTTGGATGGCTTGAGACAAGGTGCGACAGTAACTTCTTGAATCTCTGTGTTGTCTAATCCTCGTTTTTAAGGATTGGATAGTCTTACCTATATACGATTTACCTGACGGACCCAAAATCTTATAGATAATTCCCCGAGGTTCCATAACTTATTTAAGGTCCTATTTTTTTGAGAAACTTAAAAACACAAAACCTAAGAACAGTAATGGCAACTGTTGTTAAGTTTTTGCTTGCGCCACTTGTATCAAGGTCGCGTAAGAAGCGACCCACGCGTTCATCTGCTTTGGATGCTCCACCACCCCCAGTAGATGATACCAAGTATTGGGAGTTTGGAAAGTATTCGTGGAAAGCGACGGTCGAAGCTCTCGACAAGGATGGTATTGTCGACAGAACGTTCATCGGCTACAGTCAGAGGTTGGATATCACAGATAGAACTCAAGTTGCGTGTGATCGTCACAAACAACCTGGGACTACGTGTGGTGAGGCACAGATGGTGATGAAGGGTGGTGAGTGTGATGAAGTTATTTATATGAAACCAAAGTCGGGTGTCCTGATTAATCTGACTCGCTAATTTTAATCACAGATATAATAGAGATGGCTATCATCAGAACTGGTAACAAAATTGGTCAGTCGATTGCGTTTGTCCGACTTCTATTTGCTATCATAGTTGCACTGTCGTGTTGTTCTTCTGGGAGTTATGTTTTGGTAAGAAAAGAGAAATATACTAAACAAACCGATGCTATCATAAAGAGTGTCAAATGTTTACCAATTGTTCAAAATGAGAAGAGTGGAACAAAATACGATTGTACGATTGACTACACATATATCGTGAACGAAAAGGAAATTTCCGATTCTAAAAAGAAGGAATTTTTGATTGAACCAAAAGTTGGGTCGAAAGTTAAAATTTTCTACAACCCTGAAATACCCGGTGACAATAGTTTTTCACAAGGTCCTCCAAAACTTTTAGGAGTTGGTTTTATGTCTGTTGGCTGTATGTTAGTGATGTCTGCGTACATACTGTATTATTTAACGAAATCTGTCAAGGGTGCTGGAACCCTGTTGACAGGTGCGACGGCGTATAATTACTTTAGGGCTCGCTAACGTTTACTGGGGGTGCTTCAAGTATCTCAAGTTCATAGACACCTTCTTGAACTTGAGATGGCTTCACATATGCTATACGACAATCTTTGGTGCGGAGGGCAAGATTTCCACTGGGTGTTGGAACAGCGATGGGTTTGCAGAGGAGAGCGAACATTATTTTAATGTCAGGAAAAAGTAACAGATGAATCACTGCCTCGTGTTTGGTGCCAGGGGACATCTGGCAAGAACCCGTATCATTCCAGCTCTCAAGAAATTGGATTGTCCTCACACTCCCATTTCTAGACAGCAGGTGGCGAACCTGGAACACCTCAAAGATGTTCCCAACGTCGTGGCGTATATGTCCATCCCTACACACAACTTTTGTGAAAATGTTGAACCCTACCTTGGTCTCGTCGATGCGACCTATATCCTTGAGAAACCTCATGGTCACTCCAAATACGACTTTGAGAGAATCAAAGACTTTATCGATGAAAACAATCTGAAGGTGGTATACAATGACCACTACCTCGGCAAAGATGTTTTGAAATGTATCCAGACTCCAGAGAAACTCAAGTCCATCAAAATCAAACTTCATGAAAGTGGAGACATGAATGAGAGGATTAATTACTTTGATACTGTGGGTATAGTGGGGGACATGTATCAAAGTCACTGTGTCCTATTGTTTGCGACGATCATCGCGAAACATACGTTCAGAAATCGTGAAGAAATCTTAAAAGAATTGGGTTCAATCGAACCGGAACTAATTCAAATTGCGAGAAACATAGAGTACGATGGTACAGCACCCACGGAATGTAAAATCAGAATGACCTACAAAGGTGTTGAATTAGAAACAGACCTCGCCAAGATGGTTCCAGGGGACAAATACATTCTCATAAATGAGAATGATAAATGGAATCTGGACTTGGGTGGGTGTGCGTATGAAAACGTACTCAGGGAAATCAAATGCGGTAACAAACAAATTTTCCTAAAAGAGAAGGAAGTTGACTATCTATGGGATCACGCCTCCATTATTTCATGCTGACCAAAGTAGTTTCGCTGTGCCATGATAAACTTCATAGATGTCGACTTTTCGTGAATGAAATCATATTGGGAAAGTGCGGCTTGCACAGCTGGACACGGAATACCCGCGGCAACACAGTACATCACCATAACTCGTGCATTTTCAGCCGTCTGTTCGATGATGGTGCGGTAATCCTCGCCAATCATGGGACATTCGATGATGGTACCCGAAGACCATGCATGTTTGATACTCTCATCAGACACATGACGAGTCTCCATGAGGTCATAACCCTCGAGGAGAGATGTCGCAAAAACAAACCGAAGTGCGTCCACTGCGACCGTAAAGTCGATGGCACAGTTTTTATGATTGGCTGTATTAACAGCCTTAACCGTACGACTCGTGAATCGTGTATTCACTGCCGAGTTAATCGTGGGAGTGGGAATGTGGTATTCCATACCAATCTCCGAACACCATAGACCCGTGTTATTCATGTGTCCGATATCCGCAATCCTGTTGAAATCGTATTCGTGAAGTACATCCATAGCCGATTTAGTGAGGTAGCCATAAATGTCCGTATTTTCAATTCGCTTGAGCACCTGTCCCATGTAATACCCATCCTGATTACAGAAGGCATATACATCAGCGATACCCTGTAGCATCCCATACTCTACACCGTTGTGTACCATCTTGGTGAAATGACCAACACCATAGTCTTCACCCATGTATGCGTAACTCTTAGCGAAAGACTTGAAGAGATCTTCATGTTCCTCAAATGTCTTCGAAGGTCCACCAATCATGAGTGCGGGACCTAGACGAGCACCTTCAGCACCACCGGAGAGACCTGTGCCAAGGTACCCAATTCCCTTGGATTGACAGAATGCACCCCGATTCCTCGAGGTTCGATAAAATTCATTCGAACAATCCACGATAGTGTCACCCTTCGTCATCACAGAGCTCAACTTCTTCACCATAGCATCCGTCGTCTCCCCATGTGGGAGAGCTGTGATAATCGTGCGAGGCTCCTTCATATCAGAAACCATCTCTTCAACATTTTCATATCCCTTCACTTGAGAAGACTTCTTGACAACCGCCTTCACCTTTTCGGGTGAACGATTACACACATTGAGTTCATGAGACCTTTGGATGTTTAGGGCGAGGTTGCCGCCAATAGAGCCGAGACCGATGAGACCGAGAGACATTATACCTTTAGTGTGTCCCACCCTTTTATACTGATTTCACTCTCTTCACACCACGGATAAATATCATCACCTACAAAATTAAAGGCGTCCGTACCCGCTTCGATACATTGATCACAGATACCCTTATTGTCATCAATGATAAGACCGATGTTGAGTGCACGGCAGATATCAGACTTTTTCACTTCATATGGAGTGTAACTATTTGTGATAATGACATCATCAAAAATATTCGGGAAGAATGTATCAATCCAGTCTTCAGTCTCTTCCCTCACTGTGTCTTGGCGACCAGTGACGATGTACAACTTATCGGCACTTCTACGGAGTTTATACATAGCTCTCTGTGCCCCTCTTATGGGGGTCAATTGGATGAAAGCTTGGGACTTGTAAAATTCCTGAACCATCTTTTGAGATTCTTCTTCTGTGATGTCAAAAATATCCCGATAGACATAGCTGTACCTGGTTTTGGAAATTGATTTGTTGTGGTATTTCGCCATGGGACTGAGAAACGGGACAAGAACTTCATCGATATCAATCGCAATGCGGTTCATTTATTACAAATCACTCATAATCTCTAACTACTACACCAACGGGAAAACGAGGAATACCTAGGGCAGTAAGATTCTGAAAACGAACCGTCAATTGTTTCCCTATGTACCTGTCCTTCTCTTCGAGGAATTTCCTGCGCACTTCGAGGGTGCCTTCAGGTCTCACAGAAAAGTGCTGTTCTCCCACTTTACACACCCAGATCGCGGTACCCTCTTCACGCCCCGTACCCTCCTTAACATCCACGATGGGATACTCCTCGGTCTGGAAATCTTTGTGTTTGAGAAGGTAGTTGCTTCGCTGACCGACTTCATAAACACTGTCTTTGTCTCGAATCATCGTACCCTCGAATCCTTGTTGCATAAACATTTTATGATGGGCTATCATGTCTTCATGCTTTTTGACACCAAACATTTCAACATATTCATAATGAGGATTGGAAAGACCTTTAACTCGGTCCCACCGTTCGTCAAATGTCATACCTAAATTCTTGAGATCAAAGAAGTCAAAGACGTAGAACTTGAGCTTCAAGGGGTCAGTCTTGAAAGTACTCGTGAGTTGCTCAAAGTTGAGGTTGGGGTCAAAGGCTTCACCATCAACGTACTGACCCTCTTTGAGCCCTTTACCGAGAATCTCAGTCCCAGGTACAATCTTACCAGTCCTCGAGATACCCCCATCCTTAGAGACAAGTAGGCGGACACCATCAAGTTTAGGTTGAACGTAGAACGGCTCAGAGATGTATTTCTTGCGATCTTCCCACTTGTTGGCGAGCATAGGCAACACTTGGTTGCACTTAGTGTGCTCATTGTTCCACATGGTTTGGGCTCTCTTGAGAGCCTTTTCATAGCCAGTCTTGACATTGGT